GGATACCGCTATTAATGGGGGCGGTGGTGTTATCTCTATGACGTGGGATTTTGAAAAAGGTCAGTTTATTCAGGAACCTCTTAAACAAAGTAATATGTCTATGCTGATGATGAGCGATGTTTCAAGTTTAAAAACAGTTCACGAAACTTCAAATCTTAGAGTTTTCTGTGGCAATGATAGTGCGAACGCCAGTGCAATCGGTAAGGCGGTTGTATCTTCTGTATCAACATCTGGCCAACAGTTTCAAATTACGACTGACGGGTCTATCAATATTAATATCGGCCAGGTTGTTGAGTTAATTATCCTCAACGATAAGACGATATATAAATCACCGTACAGTATGCTGCATTCTGGATTCTTTATTATCGCATCAGTAACTCATATGGTGGTTCTAGGTGATACAAATAAATTTACATCAACTATTAGTTTATCTAGATCAGGCATCAACGGCAAAGATCTTAAAGGTTACGTAAAGACAAAGGGTGGTAAACTTTAAATGTATAATCATGACCTAGATAAACCGAAGCTAGACTTAACTTTCACCGGATTCTATAGAGGAGTTGTTCTGGATACGAACGATCCGTTGAAAGCAGGGCGCGCTAAGGTTAGAATATTCTCTGTTTATGATGATGTTCAGGAAGCCGCTATTCCATGGGCTGAATATGCTGATGCATTCTTCTCTAAAGGGATGTTTCTGCCCGACGTTGGTGATACTGTTTGGTGTTTCTTTGATAACGGTAGTCATATGAATCCGATCTTTTTCGCCGGTGCGCAATCTGCGAAACAGTTTCCATCCGAAACATCAACAGGTGATGGTGTTGTTTATTCGAAGAATCGCGTGATCAAGCTTAAAGGTGGTCACAAGATTGAGATGGATGATTCCGGTGGTGGGCGAATTAATATTAGCCATAACTCCGGCTCCAGACTAACAATGCTATCTAGTGGTGATATCGAAATAGTCGCAGCTGCTAACCTAACTCAAACTGTGGGCGGAAATATGGTAACCAACGTAACCGGTAGTTCAACAACCAACGTAACCGGCAGTTCAACAATTAATGCCAATTCAATCACCGCTGCAGCATCAAGCGCTGTAACCGTAACCGGCTCAACAATTAGCCTAAATTAGAATAGATAAATACTCCATAGTAGTTAAAATAGTATTGTGGAGTTGTGTAAGTTGAAAGCGTACACTTATAGTGACTTTGATTCGAAATTGCAAGTTACAGATTCTGGTAACGTTAAAATCGTCTATGATATAGATGTAATTCTTCAAAGCATCAAACACATCTTTACAACGGTCTCAGGTGAACGGGTTAGAACTGATATCGGTGGGAGTTTAGTTAGATATCTATTCCAACCGATGAGCGCAGATCTAGTTGACGATATACGACGAAACATTGTTCAATCAATTAATAAGTTTGAACCACGAGTTGAAGTTTTAAACATTCGCATATTTCCGAACTACGATGGCAATTACTACGATATATCGTTAGAACTGTATATTAGAGATATTAATCAAACTGCACAATATAGTGCTAAGCTTAGAGCGTTTACGTAGAGGTATTTTAAGTATATGAAAGATTTCGTTAATTATGAATATCAGGAGCGAGTTAACGCCCTAAGTGAGATTTTAAAGAATACACCAGGTTGGGGTGACGCGTACGACTCTTCAACAGGTCAAACACTTATTCAACTGGTTGCAGATGCAACCGATAGTCTCCACTACATGCTTCAACGTCGAACTCAGGAAAATTATCTTGAGACAGCTTCACTTCGCAGTAGTATTATCGCCAGAGCATGCGAGCTTGGGTATAGATTTAAACGCGCAACTGCAAATAGCGGTTACGTCGAAATATCATTGCAATTTCCTGCTTCGTATGCAATATACATTCCGATGTTCTCTATTCTAACGAACAACGGAATTCAATATGTTACTATGACTGATATCACTATTCCCCCTGGAACTATGAGTGCATCTATCCTAGTTAAACAAGCTAACATCCTAAATGATATCTATATCCTAGATACAGATAACAAAATTACGATCCCAGACTATGAATATATCGATAACGATATTCTCGTAATTCATAGTCAAAATGAACGATATGAAGATGTTAGAGATATCACTGACGTTAACAAACGCGCTATTTCGTTCCTAGGTACGGATGATGCGTTCTTCGACATCAAATACACAAATCAAGGTATGTGTGTTCTATTTGGTAATGGCACTGTTGGCAAGAAACCAAACGGCAGCGTTCAGCTAACATATCTTGTCGTTGATCCAGATGTTGAACCTTTATCTGCGTTAAATCAGAAGTTCGAGTTTAACGATACAATCGCCGATACAATGGGAACTACGATTCCGTACACCTGCATTAATACAACCAGAATCGGGTCAGGTGCTGCACCAGAATCAGATATTAATATCAAGAAAAACGCAACTGATTACCATAAGACAAATAACAGAGCGACAACTAACTCAGACTATGCATACTGGGTTAAGAATATTCCATCTGTTAAGATTGTTGATGCCAAAGCAATAGGTGAGGTCGAGTTAAATTCGATTCTATACAATACGAATAACGTTTACATCACTTATCTGAAAGAGGATGGATTACCTCTATTACCTCAGGAGAAGCTTAGCGTTTTGCAGTTCTTAGATGAAGTAAAAACATCTCAAGCACATATTGTACTTAAACCTGCTGATACATTAAAGATTCGAGCATTATTAGATGTTAAGCGCAATCCAAAGCTACCGGCATCGGATTCAGAATTGTATGATTTACTTCGCAAATATATTGTTGATTACTTTAAGTTAACTGAAGGTTCGATCGGCAGAGAACTACAACGATCTGATTTTATTCGAGATTTATACGATCAAACAATAACTCGAAATGGTGTCGTTTATTCATTAATTGATTATTGTAACTTTGATATGAACGGTGTTTACGATTTTTCTATTCCTGCGAAATCAGTATACACCAATGTTAATCTAAGCACAAATTATATAGCTACTACAGGTAATGTATTCGTATTAATTGTCGCTAATATCGTTTGCAGTGTTACAGTCGCAACTGGTGATGATCACACAACGATCTTAGAAAAGATGGTTGATAAAATCAAACAGGTAACCCCGTTTAATGCTAAGATTATTTTAGGTTCTGTTGTTCTAGACGCTTTTGGTAATCCGGTAACCGTTGAGATTAATAATAACGTCGGTGAAGCATTATTAATCGGTGTTGATACTCCGTACTTTAGCAATGATTCGATGATTACTGGTGTTGCGGTTGGCTCAACAGCAGTTAGAGTTGTTAATAATAGTTCAGCTATCACTGTAACCCATTTTTACTACAGCTCACTAGCCGGTAGACGACCGATGATTCCATTACGAGTTGGAACAACGGTTAGTTTTGCTGCACCCTCAGATACATCGGTTAAAGTCTATACCAGATTGAATAAGGATCTGCCTGCAACTGAGGTTTTGATAGCTACGTTAGCACCAAATCAGGCATTCTCTCAAACATTTAACGCCGAGCATGTTGTTATTTTCGAGTATGCTAATAACAGCACCGATGATAGGGATGTAATTATTAACTACCCCCAATTTGACGGAGCTGCAACCGGCATTCGCATTGAATCTTATGGTGTTAGTGGTGAGTTCGGTGTTGTTACGACTTCTGGAGATCTCGCAAGCTATGTAACTGCTGTTAGTGATATTCAGCTGCCAGTGTTTTCTGTTAATCCGATCGAACAAAGTGCTACACGATCTATTGAAGTTGGATCGGTTAAATTTTTAGATCAAAATAACGCAGTTCAATACATTGTTACTAATGATGGAACAATCACGTTTCCAAATGGTGCAGATGCTAAAGGTAAGCTTGATTATACAACAGGTATCTTATCCCTACCTGAAGGTATTGCAGTAGGCGACTACAGAATTATCTATAATCAAGACGATTTTGAGAACTTTAAACTAAGTGATCTTAGTGCGCCTATGTTAATTGAACCAAAGCAACGCTTTTCAGATACCATGGAAACGTTATCTGTTATCAACATTAGGAAGTAATTTAAGATGACAGTTTTAGCTGAATACTTAAAGAGTAACATACCCGAATACTTTCAAACTAAGAAAGATGATGGAACCGATAACGATCTCATCCAATAC